GGCAGAGAATCTCGCCCAGATAAATAAGACGCGTACTATGTTTAACGATCGCGCCGTGCAATTAGCCAAGTTCGTGCTTGCCCTTTCAAAGGGCAAGTTCGACAAGGCGGCCCGCATTCTTCGAACTCCCCGCCCCAGTGGGGTCAGTCACGGTAAGGCTCTGTCACAGAACTTCCTTGAATATGAGTACGGCTTGAAACCGTTGCTCAAAGACATAGATAGTTCTGTGAATATCCTCACCGCGCCTCCCATGAAGACGGCTGTTCGTAGTCGGCAGATCGAGCAATTCCCGAAAGTTGTCGGGAATGGCGGTGGCTTCGGGTCCAACCCGAGGTACACTTGGTCTGAGAAGACGATCTACAACGGCGTCTTGGAAATAAAACTCCAGGCTACTGTCGTGATCACTTCGCCGAATCTTCTTCTGGCAAACCAACTTGGTCTTATCGACCTTGCCCTGCCATGGAAGCTAATGCCTTTTTCCTTCGTTGTCGATTGGTTCGTCAACGTTGAACAGGTCGTCAGTTCTATGACGGACTGGTACGGGGTTACACTTGAAAACCCCTTCGTATCTGAGTTTTCTCAAGGGCAGTACTTCTACAACTACCACCAGCTGGCTAATTACACCAGCGGGGCGGTCGAAGGCCTGCTTCAAAAGAAGGACAAAGAGTACGTAGAATTCAACCGGACAATGGGCATCCCCGGCCCAAGTCTTGTTGTCAAGCCATTCAAAGGCTTCAGTCTGAACCGTGGCTTACAAGCCATGGCCTTAGTCTTGAGTGTCTTTGGTCGTTAATCAATCTCCATTTCGGAGTTGGAGTCACTTCATGCCTGCAATGGCTTCTCTCACCGTCAAGAAGGCGGACGAGACCACCAATATCGTCTACGATGCTTTGACCCCTGCAGGGGGCGATGGCTCGAAGGCGGTTTGGCGCCAGGACACCGGCGCCGCGGCCGGCGTACCCGTTGGACATCGCGCCGTGCTTACCATGACGACGGTTAATAACCGTCCCGGGTCTGCACGACGTGCCGTCGTCGAGTATAGTCGTCCGTATTCCACCCAGAACACCGTCACCTCAAAGTATGAGGCGAAGGACTCGGTGGTAGCGCGTCTCGAAATCACACTCCCAA